ATGAAATTCCCAGTCGTACTACACAAAGACGCTGATTCGGACTACGGCGTGACCGTGCCCGATGTGCCCGGCTGCTTCTCTGCCGGCGCCACCGTTTCGGAAGCGCTGGAGAACGTCCAGGAAGCCCTGGCATTGCATTTCGAGGGGCTGTTGGCTGATGGTGAGGAACTGCCTCAGGCGTTGGAAGTGGACGTCCATATGGAGAATCCTGACTATGTCGGCGGTGTGTGGGCGGTGATTGATTTTGACGTGAGCCCATACTTGGGCAAGGCGGTGCGCTTCAATGCCACGCTGCCGGAGAACCTGCTGCAGCGTATTGATGAGAAAGTGAAGCGTGACCATCGCTATTCGTCTCGGTCGGGCTTTCTGGCCACTGCAGCGTTGCGTGAACTAGCCGCCGCGAACTGATCTCCTGACTAAGGAAGGTCGGCCAATCAAGAAGGTGTGAGAAGAGGCAGTCCATTATCCACGAGCGGCGGATTCGCCAGGTGCGTGTTCGTGATCTGCTCGACCAGCGCGTCCGGCTGCAACTGCCAGTGCGCCGCCTCAATTGTCTGAGCTGTGGGCGGGTGGCCGAGCGGATCAACTGGTTGGCGCCTACGTCTCGTCAGACTCAGCGCTTGCGAGTCTGGCTCGAAGGTCTGCTGCAACTGCTACCTATCAGCCACGTCGGTCGCCTCACCGGACTGCACTGGCATACCCTCAAGACTCTGGATAAATGCCGCCTGGAAGCGTCGGTTGGCGCGCTACAGCCGCGAGGTGATCGACCTCACTCGAGTCGACCAGGCCCACCTCCTGCGTGAAGACAAACCCGCGCGCAAGGCAGTCAAACAAAGCCGCTGGCTGCCGCTGCGCAATCGCGAAAACCTCAAGGACGGGCAGGCCGTGCAGTTGCAGGAACTGATGGCCGCCAATCAGCCACTGGCCACGGTCTATGTGCTCAAGGATGCACTGAAGGACATCTGGTACGCCGCCAGCACGCGGGAGGGCTGGCAGCGCTGGCGAGCCTGGCTGCGACACGTCCGGGACACCGGACTCGCACCGCTACAACGCTTTGCCCTTAACCTGCGCAAACACGAGCGCGGCAGTGCCCGTTTCCACATGAACACCAGCATCCTGGAGGGGGGGTGAACAATCGTATCAAGGTTATCAAACGCATAGCCTACAGTTTCCGGGACTCGATGTATTTCTTCCTGAAAATCAAGGCCGCCTTCCTCGGGAAAGACGCGATTAGCCTAATTAAACTTAGTTTTTTGTAAGCGTAGTGTAGAACTGAATCCGAAGTAACTATTCCCTCGAGAGCTCCATGAGCTCCATTTGAAAATCTTCTATAATCCTTCAGCCATACAATGTGACGGTACAGTCCACGCCACTCATCATCATTAAGGCGCCATTGTCTAAAATGGTATTTCGGCATGTCAAAACGCCATTGCCCTTGATCAATTGATATGAAATTATTTGCAAAAATCCTTTCAGAAAGGGGAGCAAAGGTCTCGACATTTTCATTTTTGTGAGCAAGGTCAACCTGCATGAATTTTTTCACGAACTGCAAAAATATCCATTGCTCTGGCGAGTGGCGCCAAAGATGCTCCGGCCAAGGATCTCCTTCTAGTTCATGCAGCCTACCATCGAAATATCTTTGATCGTCGTCAGTCTTTAGTGGGATATCAAAAAGAGAAAAAATGTCTTGGCGCAGGCCAAAATAAATCCAATCACCTGGATGAAATACGACTGGCTTGCGACCGCTAGCACCATAGTATTTTCTTGAATAGCACGCCGGAATCAGGACTCTCTCAGAGAAAAGAGAGTATTGAGGGTTCCTGCAAGGAAATTTCTGGAAAAATTTTAGAAAATTGTTTGAGCGCAATACGATATCGCTTCTCAATTTTAATACATACTTTCTATCGGAGGCATTAACCCCAGCAAGCGTAGAGACTATCTGTCTGTTAGTATTATCCATCATATTCTGATGAGTGTGTGAAACTTTCGCTCCTGGGTCATCATTGATAATCAATTTATCAAAAATTAAATCACTAAGATTCGGATTTGGCCAAGTGGAGAGAATGATCTGTGCGTCAGGCAGAAAAGCCTTTACTGATTTCAAGCATAAGTGCGTATATTTGGGGTCGATAGGCCCCTGGACCACAACGCTTATATCAGAAGATTTTATCGGGGAGGCTTTCATAGACGTCCTGTATAATGCATAGATAAGATCCTTTTTAGGCTCTTCGCGGAATATGGGGAAATAGCGAGTTGACAGTCAGGGAAGTGGGTAAGTTGGCAGTCGCCAAACGAACCAAACCCCACACCTGCTACAGCCGTGCATGCTATTGATTTTGCTGCTTTCTGGCCAGGCCAAGAGGTCGTTGCCTGGCGCCAATCCGCCCATTATACCTTGCTGATTGAGCCCCTGCCTCAACTCGGCTCTGCCCATCTACGGCGCTGTGGTCAGCCCAGTCCACTCATCCACGAGCGGCGGATTCGCCTGAAATGGTCTTTTCAGATAATTGAGACCAACTTGAAGGTATTCTGAGCATTTCTTGAGCGTTAAAGCTAAGTCAGAGTGATCGGTTTCAATTGCTCTGAAAGCGCCAATGCCAGTGTCGCCTTGGCAGTAAATTGACCCATATCACTAGGGCTCGGCGCAGTCCCTGGAACGTGGGTATGGGTGGCTAGCTGGGTGTTCATCTGCTCCACCAACTCGATCAGATCCAGCAGCACCTGCAGGACGTTTACGCCTGGGGAGCCCAGCCAGGTCTGGGCCGCGATGCTGCGGCGGATCCCGACGATGGCCTCGGCCATGTCGCCGCCCACGGTGGCGTTCAGCTTCTGCCCCACCACCAGGTTCAGGTCGCGTCCGGTGGCTTGGTGCAGGTCGCCCACGGCGGCGAGGCTCGCGGATCCACCGGACAGCAGTTTGAGCGCGCCCAGCGCCTGCAGCTTCTTCACACCGCCCACGGTCTCGGTGCTGTGGTCGTCCACGTCCACGGTGGTGATCTGGTAGTGCTCGGCGTTCTCCAGGGCCTCCACCTCGCGCTCTACGGCCTGATCGCGGAGCTGCCCATCCGTCTGGCGAGTCCAGTTGCCATCGGCGTCCACTCGCTGCTGGCTGGCCTCGCTGTGCTGCCACAGCTGATCCCCCTTTGAGACCTTCGGCAGGCTCAGCCCGTGGGGGAGTATCTGCGCGATGTAGGGCTTGTGGGGCAGGCCGTAGGCAAAGCACACCACCACAGTGGCACCCTCTTCGGGGAAGCCGAAGAAGCCCGCTTCCTGGCCGCCATTGGGCGCGGGTAGGGGCAGGCTGTGAAGAATGGGCAGGTCGGGATCGGGTTCGCCGTCGGGTCGCAGCACCTCGACATCCACCCCGAAGCGCGGGCGGAAGTCGTCGCACAGGCCTGGGGCGTCTGGCGCATCCGGTACGGCGACCACACGGCCGAAGCGGGGCAGGTGATAGCCCCCGGTCAGTTCGGGAAATTGGCGCTCTACTGCGCGGCGGATTGCGTCTTCCATCGGAGGGCCATCTGCGAGTCGGCGAGGGTCACAGACGTGATCCGCTCGCCTTGGTTGATTGACGCACCAGGGCGAAGGCCTGGGAGGGCCGCCACCATGGCGCTCTGGTTGCCTTGGTAGGTGTCGAACAGCTCGGGCGGGAGCGGCAAGGGATCGCGCACGCCCCAGAAGCTGTGTGCCCAGTTGCCCACGTACACCTCGCCGTCGCCCTGCTGCTGCCAGATGAAGTCCGGGATGCCGAACACCTGGGCGAGGCTGTCCATGGCCTGATACCCGGCGGCGAGGCTGTAGAAGTAGGGCGTCTTCACCTTTGCGTAGGGCTGATCCGGCACGCGAAAGCGCAGGCCGGTGCGCGTGCTGATCTCGGCCAGCACCTGCCGGAGGTCAACATGGCGCAGGTTCATGGGCAGCGGCATGGCCAGCACGCTGGTCAGCTCGCGGCAGAACAGCACCTGCTGCTGGCTGTTGGCGGCTGTGCAGCGCTCAACGTGGCCGATGAAGTGCCGCTGCAGCGCGCGTTCGTTGTAGCCCAGGTCCAGGGTCACCAGACCGCGCACGGGCGCTTCGGCCTTGATGGTGAGGCTGGCCCGGCCGGGGCTGCGCAGATCCAGGCGCACCTCGTCTTTCACCAGGGGGTAAACCTTGCCGGCGATGGTCAGGACCTTGTGCAGCTTCATGCGAGGGCGTCATCCAGGCGTTTCAGAACGGCTTCAAAGCCGGTCAGCTCGCCCGGCTGGGCGCCGGCTTCGCTGGTGATGCCATCGATGGACTGGCCAGGGCCTGCCTGCTGCGTCACCGAGTTGCCGGGGCGGCGTTTCTCCACGCGCTCGGCTGTGGATAGTTTCTCGGCCAGGGTGAACTGGACGCGCCACGCCGACAGCGTGTCGTCCTCGCGGGCGCTTACTCCGTCGCTGAACTCCACCTGCCGGACGCCGAAGGCCTCGGCGGTGTCGTTCACCACCCGATAGGTGCGGCGCTGGCCGCCGGCGCCGGTGGCTTCGGCCCAGCTCATCAGCTCCACCAGGTGCGCGCGGTCGCGGTACGGAATCAGCAGGGTGATGGTCAGCGTCTTGGGCTTGAAGCCCTTGTGCGCCGCGTCGGTGTTGCTGGTCTGCCCCGACAGATCGTCGCTCTCGATGCGCAGCGAGGCCGCCACCTTGAGCCCCTTCCCGCGCACCTTCTTGCCGTCGAGTAGCAGCGTCATAGGCCCACCAGCTCACGCACGAAGCTCAGCCCATCCAGCGATCCCGTCAGCACCAGGCCGGCACTCAGCACCCATTCATGGCCAGGCGGCTGGCCGTCGAGCATGGCAGCGCGCAGTTGGGCCGGCGTACCAGGGCCGACCAGGCGGGCGCGTATGCTGTCGTCAGCGGATCCGCCGGCCAGCAGCGCCTGCAGGTCGGTCAGCTTCTGATCGCGTGCCGCCTGCTGGGTGGCCTTGCGCCCAGCCAGCGCGACGAGATCCGCCATGGGCGAGCTGTCGGCGGCGTAGCCCTCCAGGACGGCCAACTGGCCCGCCATGGACTGCTTGGCGGCCTTGGTGATGGTGCAGCGCTCCAGGGGCAGTGTGCCCCAGCGCGGCAGCGGGCCAGCAGAGGGCGTCACCCACTTTTCCGACTCCAGCCGGGACAGGTGCCGGGCGCGCCGTTCGGTGCGCACCAGGTCTGGTACCGGCAGCAGCGCGTTGAAGCGCGCCAGGGTGCTCGCCAACTGGTCGTAGCGGGTAGCCAGGAACAGGATCGACAGCGCGAACTGCGGGCCGGTAGGGCGGCCGGCGTCGGTGCTGTCCACCAGCTTGTCGGCCAGGTGCTGCAGCAGGTTGGGTGCCGACAGGAAGCGCTGGTGGCCACGGCCTTGGCCGATGCCCGACTGGAAGGGCGTCACCGCCAGGCAGGCCGGCGCCTCGCCCAGCTGCGCGGAGAGCGCAGCACGCCCGGCGGCGATGGCGGCCTGCGCGGCGCTGCCGACCGGGCCAGGGTTGGTGGTGGCCAGGCCGTCCAGGCCTGCCAGGCGGGTGGCCGTGCTGGCCAGCTCGCCGCCGGCCAGATCCTTGGCCGCCGTCAGCCCGCCCATCCACTGGGTGGCCTGGTCGGGCCAGCGCATGCTCACGGGTGCCCAGGTCACGATGCAGCGGCCTCCCAGGTGATGGCTTGCATGGCCTCGATGTCACCGGCTGCCAGCGCGAGATCCAGCTGCTGTTTCAGCGCGTTGGCGCGCTGCAATAGCTGCAGCTTGTACAGGGTGAAGTCGTCGCCCACCTGGCGCAGCTGCTCGGCGGTGTGCAAGCGGAAGTCCCTCACGCCTTGCTCGTCGCGGCAGGCGTAGGGCATATCCAGCCCCCGAAGGATGGCGCCGGTCAGGTTCAGCTGATCATCCAGCTGGCTGCTGTACTGGTGTGGGGCACCCAAGGCTGTGGACTGGAAGCCGGAGCTTATGGCCGCTTCGCAGCAGCGGTTAATGCCTGCGTACTGCTGCTTGTAAACCTCGTCGCACTGCTCTGCCTTGCTGGGTTGTGGCGCGTCTACAAGGATCGGTAGTCCGTCCAGATCGTGGATTCGGATCTGACCCAGGACGGGCATAGGCGATGGCTGAAAGATACCGTTCCTCTGGGATCGGTATTGCATCATCAGGGAGTTGGCCGCCATGTATGCCCGGAAGGTATGTGTTGCCGGTAGATCGGCTGTAATAGCGCATTGCGTATCCCTAGCGGCCAGCCGCTATCCAGTAAATGTCAAAGTTCGTGACCCCGTTGCTCGTGGTCCCATTCCCTGCACGACGATTAAAAGTCGCCTGATGTAGCGATGAATCGCCCCGGCTGGGTGAAACGTCCCAGCCGACGGGATTCACAACAATCAGTAGTGCAAATTCGAAAAAATTTAGGGCAGGAAAGGCGATGGGAAACGTCACGGAGACCGGCCCAGGGGTCGGGTTCCAGGCACGTCCCCATTGAATGATCCAGCCCCCCATCCAGCTCGGAAACGCGAAGTAACCGTTTGGCGCAAGGCTGTATGAAATACCCCACCGCAACTTTTGGGGCGTGATATAGGACGTGTTGTCATTGCCCGCGTCGGTCTGCGGCTGGCTAGCCACCTTTGCGACGCCTGCCAGTGCTTCGGTGGCCTGGGTCCCAGTGGTCTCGATGGTCGCATTGGCAGAGCCGTTGAACGCCACGCTTCCCGTAACCGCGCCGGTTAAGGCGATGGTTCGAGCATTGGCCAGTTTGGTGGCGATTCCCACTACGGTGGCACCCGACACGATGTTGGCGATAGCCGTCCAGATCTGCGCCGTGGCGGCCTTCACCGCCTTGGTGGTTGCCAGGATCAGGCTGCTGTCGCTGGCTTCGTCGTCGCTTTTGGCGTTCGGCAGGTTGCCCAGCCCCACGTCGTCCTTGGTGGTCGCCCTGGCCCGCAGGCCGGTGTAGTCGCCCACGCGGGCGGCGAAGTGCGCCACCAGAGGTCCGGCGACGTTCTCCACCGGGCGGCTATCGGTGACGATGTTGCTGTTCGGCAGCTCTGCGAGGGCCACGCAGTAGTGCTGCACACCGGCGCTGTCCACGTAGTCCACCTTTGCCATCCCCCAGACCACGCTCCAGGACGCCACCACGTCGTTCAGCTCGCGCTTCAGGGCGACGTCCAGCCAGGCGGTGGTGGGGAATGCCGGCGGCACCACAGGCAGCGCTGCAGAACGCTGCAGGCGCACGCCTTCCACGTAGGCGGTGCCCGGCTTGAGCTGATACGTCCCGCCCACTTTCTCCAGCTGCAGCGCGCTGCCGAAGAAGCACGCCCGCCCGTAGATGTCGCGGTTGCTCCGGCGCTCGCGCTCGTCGATGCCCGCCAGGCGCACGGTGAAGTCGTGCTGCCAGGTGCTGGCGTCGATGGTCAGACCGGTCAGCGCCTGGGCACCGTCGAACACCACCAGGAAGTTGCGGGTGACGTTGTTCCCCAGCTGCAGCGGCGGGATGTTGCGGCGCTTCTGCTGGGTAGGCACGTAGGCCACCATCAGCAGCACGTTCTCGGCGGTTTCCAGGCCGATCCAGTTCCAGTCGAAGTCACCGATATCGCTGCCCGCATCAGGCTGTAGACCACCTGGTTGGGGTTCACGTAGCCGGCCTGGGTGATGTCGTAGGTGCCGACGATCTGCCCGGCGGCCGGCTTGCCGGCAGCGCGGTCCACTGGCCCGTTGGGATCGAGGCCGGGCACGTTGGCCAGGATGAAGCGGGACACGGTGAGGATCTGCTGCGCGCCCTGCTTCTGCGCGATCAGGCGTTCACCGGCAAGGGTAATGCTGGCACCCATGGGGGTCTCCTACAGGCTGGCGACCAGCGTCTGCTGGTCGTCGTTGAAATCGACCGCGACCAGGCCAAGCGGCACCGGGGTGATGGTCACGAAGTCGTAGCGGCGGCAGGTGCGGCCGTACTGCTGAATCAGCACGCGCAGCAGCTCGGGGTTCTCGGCCAACTGGGTGTTGCTCAGTTGCAGCAGCACCACGTCCCAGTCGCGTTCGGGGTGGCGTTCCTCGATCTCCACATAGCCCACGCCCAGGCGCTGCAGAATGCGCTTCATGCCGGCAACGCTGCCGGCGTCCACGGCGTTGATGAAGGCGTGCTTCACCCGCAGGCGATACAGGGCCTCGGGCTCGCCCTTGAAGCGCGTGATGTCGCGCTGCCAGGCCAGCAGATCCAGGATGGTCATGTGGCAGGTGTCGGCGTCCATCTGCAGCAGCGGCCAGCGCAGCCAGCCTTCCACCTTTGTCCACCAGGCCTGTGCAGCGGCCTTGAGCTTTGCCAGCTCGGGGCCGTCTAGCCAGAAGGGCAGCCCGAGCTTAATCATGGGGCACCACCTGCAGGCTCTGGATCCGGGGGATGGCCAGCTCCGACACGATGTCGGCGTTCTGGAAGCGCAGCGACTCGATGCCGGGGAACTGTTGGTGCAGTTCCTCGCCCAGGCGGCTGAAGGAAAAGCGCGACTGCGGGTAGGTCAGGGTTGGTTGGTAGTCGGTGGTGGTGCTCTCGCGGAATGCGGCGCGCACGAACAGCTCGATGTTCGCCAGCAGGCTCTGGCGTTGCTCGGCGGTCAGCGTCGAACGCGGCCACACCTCCAGCATGATGGCGTGCAGGGTCTCCGGCATCTCCATCACCAGCAGGTCATCACCATGGCCATGGTTGCCCTGGTCACGGATGTGGGCGTTGATCTGCTCCAGGTAGGTGGCTGCCGGCACGTCCGCCTCGAACAGCACATAGGCATTGGCGCTACCAGGGCCACGCGGCGCACCGTGCAGGAAGTACACGCCATCGGGGCGCACGCCCGGGAAAGCCGAGATCAGCGCACGGTAGACGGCATCGGTGTGCCACTGGTTGACCGCCGAAAACTGGTTGCGCACGCGCAGGCGCAGCTCGTCGTCGGGCTCAGGATCCGCGCCGGGCGAGGTCAGCCAGCCGCTGCTGTTCACCACCTGGACGATGCCCGGCACGGGCTCCGGCAGAATGGCGTAGTAGCCCGGCGCCAGGTTGAAGCCGGCGCCGGTATCCACCGCCTCGGCCGGGATCTCCAGCTGCATCGCACCATCGGTGAACGTGCCATCGGCGGTCGTCACCAACTGGTAGATGTGCCCGTTGATCGAAGCGGACTGCACCACCGTGCCGGCCGGCACCTCCAGGGCGCCGCCGGCCGCCAGCCGGGTGAACAGCAGCATACCCTTGGCTTTGGTTGCACCCTTGCGCTCCACGTTCACGGCCCAGGCCAGCATGTCCAGCCAGGTGCCGGTGGCGGTCTTCACGAAGAAGTTCGGCAGCACGGTGCCGCTGATGAAGGTGATCAGCCACAGCACGGGCTTGGTCACCAGGGCGGTGACGATCCGCCAGAACGGCGAATAGGCGCTGGTGTTGCTCAGCGCACTGCCCTGGGCGGCCACTTCATTTTCCCAGGCTTGGCGCAGCCCTTGCTCGGTGGTCGGAATGCCGGCGTCATGGAGCGCCTGCTTGAAATCTACGGTCACAGGGTCACCTCAATCACTCCAAACTCAACGGTGCGCGCGGTCACCAGGTACTGGCCGGCGTCCACTTCGCGGATCTTCGCGGTGCCTGGCACCAGGCGTTCGTCGGCCTCCACCAGCAGCTCCAACTGCTGGATGCAGTCGCGCTGCCGAAGGCGGTCACGCTCAGCCACCAGGGTCACCAGCAGACCGCTCTCGCGGATCATGTGGGCGATGTCCTGGGCGATGCTCGCGCGGTCATCCACAAGCCGCGGCTGGCAAGACGGGTCCAGCGCCAGGTCGTTGTCCTGGATCAGCAGATCGATGTAGAGGCTCATCCGGCAGCCATCCCCAGCATGTTTTCCAGTTCCAGCGGGGTCATGGCCTTGCCGGTGTGGATCTCCACCTTCTCGATGTGATTGCCCCTGCTCTGGCTGGACGTGTTCTGGATCCGCGTCAGCAGGCCACCCGGCGGCACGCTGGCGGCCTGGCCCGGCGACAGGCTGGGAATGGCCGCATTGATCGTCTGCTGCATCTTCCGTGCGGCTGCTGCGCGCTTGGCGGCGCTCATGGCTTCGCCCATGCCTGGCGCTTCGGGCATATCGGCAAAGCTGGTATCGATCGAAACGCAGGGGATCTTGTTCAGCAGCTCGATCAGGCCTTTCAGCGCCTTGCCCAGCAGCGCGAACGGCGACAGGTTGGTGAAGGCCCACAGCAGGGTGTCCCACACGCTGTTCGCACCACTGGTCGCGCCCGTCAGTTCAGCGAGCCAGCCCAGCACGTTGGCGCCGATGCTCCACAGCTTCTGCAAGGCAGCCCAGCCCAGCTGCAGCACCGCCACCCAGATCTTGAACGCCAGCACCACGGGACTGATGATCGTCAGCAGCACCTGGAACCACGCGGTGTTGCCGAATTTGGCCTTCAACTGGACCCACCAGATGATGGCGGCACCCACAGCCACGATCAGCAGGACGATCCCCAGGACCAGCAGCGCGATAGAGCTGATCAGAATCGACAGCACCGACATCACCCCGCCCAGCACGGTCAGCAGACCCGCAGCGGCGACCAGGGCGAGCAGACCGAGGGTGATGTAGCCCAGCCAGCGCGCGATGTTCGGGAACATGGTCAGCCAGCGCTGGAAGGTCGTCCCCATCTTGGTGATGCGCTGAATCAGCGGCGTCAGCACGGGCATCAGCACCTGGCCCATCACGATGCGCAGGTTCTGCAGCATGGCGGCGAACTGATCGAACGGGTCCACCATGGCCTTGGCCATCTGCTCGGCCTGCTCCATGCCTTTCACCTTGCCCAGCTTGTCCAGGCCACCGCGCAGCCGGTCGGTGTCCTTCATCAGGGTGACGATCAAGCGCGACGCCTCGCCGCCGAAGGCACCGGTGATGGCGTCGAGCTTCGCCTGGGTGTCCAGGTCGCCGAACTTCCCTTTCAGCTTGTCCAGGATCGACAGCATGGGTAGCAGCTGGCCGTTGCTGTCGGTGAACTTCATGCCGAGCTTGTCCGAAGCCCCGGCGATGTTCTCGAAGAAGGACTTGTACAGCCCGCCCGCCTCGCCACCTTCGATGGTGGTGCCGAGCGTGCCCAGGACGGCCATCTGCTCGGCCAGGCTCACACCGGCCGCCGAAGCGCCAATGCCGGTGGCCTTGAAGGCGTCGTTCAACTGCTGGCCACTGGTGCGGAACAGCTGGACGGCGAGCGCACTCTGCCCGGCCAGCATCTCCACCCACTCGCCTTTGCCCATGGCGTCCGCCTGGGCCTTGTTCAGGCCATACAGCTTGCCGATGTAGGCGCTGACGGTCTCGCTGTCGGTCTTGGTGGCCTTGGCCAGCACGTTGGAGGCGTTGGTGAACAGGGCCAGCTGCGAGCCGGTCAGGTCCTTTACCGCACCTTCGATGCTGTAGGCGGACTGGACAAAGGCGGTCGCGTTCTCGCCGTAGGCCACGGCGAACTCGAAGGATTTCGCCTGGAGCGAGTCCAGGGCGTCTTCGGCCACCCCCAGGGAACGCACCTCGCCCAGCGCGCGGAGCTGGTCCCGCGCAGGCTGCAGGCCTTCCTTGAACGCCACGATGGTGCCGACCACGCCCGCCATGCCGGCGCCCATCTGCACGAAGCCGTTCTTGCCGACCTCGGCCACGTCCTGCAGCTGCCTGGCGACGTTGGCGGCCGGGGCCGTCACCTGATCGACCAGGCGCAGGATGAAGTCAAGGTGACTGGTGGTGGATGCAGCAGCCATTCATTGGGTCTCGGTCAGCCGTTCAGCGCCTTGGCGATGCCGTTGGCCACGGCGATCTCCATGCGGCGCCAGTGTTCGTCCTCCAGCCACTTGGCGGTGCCCAGGTTGTCAGCCGTGGGCGCCGCGCCAGGCAGCCAGCGCTCGACCAGGGCCATCAGTTGGCCCAGGCCGTCCTCGGTCAGGCGCTCGGCGTGGGCGAGGGCTTTTTTACGGTCACTTCAACGTCGGGCGCGTACTCTTCCAGCAGCGCGCCGGCCAGCTTCATGGTGGTCAGCGGGTTGACCAGCTGCGGATCCAGGGTGAAGGTAAATTCCTTCTCGCTGACCACTTCAGCCCCGGCCAC